CGGAGGTTCCCGCACTAGCGAGAGTGATTGAAACAATGCCGTTTACCGCAGTATCAATCAGATCAAAGTTGGTATTGGTGGTGGTTCCCCATGTACCTGACTGCTCACCAGTAGCAATCTTCTCAATACCAAGATTTGTAGTGTATGTGCTAGGCATTCGTTAATCCTCTTTATGCCGCAATATCTTCATAGTTTGGCGTCTGCGACGGCTCCACACCTGACCAACCCGGAGACTGCGACGGACTGATCGTCGCGTACCCCGGAGACTGCGACGACGCTATTACCGACCAACCCGGAGACTGCGACGGCGTCACATTGACATAGTTTGGCGTTTGGTCCGGCACAATAACGCCCCAAACCAAAACGGGTCCAACCTCTCCGGTTCCGGATATCCCTACGGGATATACATTGGCCGGAGCAACAACGGTAACTGAGCCAACAGCACCCGTCGCAGAAACGCCGGTAACATCTACATTGTTGACGGTTCTGACCGCGACAGAGCCAACGGCGGCAGTAGCCGCCAATCCCGTAACCGACACATTCGCAATGCCAGTTACGGTTACCGACCCCACTGCGCCGGTCGCCTCAAGCCCAGTGACGCTTGTATTCGCACCAGCAGTAACAGTTACTGAGCCCAGCGCAGAGGTGCCTGCAAGGCCGGTCACGGCTACGTTCGCTTCAGCAATAACAGCTACTGAATCTACCGCACCGGTTGCCTCAAGCCCAGTGACGCTTGTGTTGGCATCTGCCGTTACAGTGACAGTTCCTACCGCCGCCGTTGCAGAAAGCCCTGTTACATTGACATTAGCCTCTGCTATTACTGTGACGGAGCCTACATTACCCGTAGCCCCCGCATTGGTAACACTGCCTTCGCCCCAGCCAAGATCGCTCCACGCGCCTCTGCCCCAGCCGGTTAATGGGACGACGACATCGGTCATTACGCTATCCGAATAATCGCGTTACTGGCATCCGCAGTAGGGAAAACAATAGTAAAGTCGCCCGCTGTAGATGTTTTGTCAGAGCCAAAATCCAAAACCACAACACTGGGATCGCCCGCCGCCGAGTCGTTGTAGATCAAGGCCCCGCGAGCAGTCACAGTAGCCGTGCTAAACGTAAGGTCAGCAAAGTCCGTGAACGCCGTTGTACCGGAGGTGGTCGGATCTACCCGAGTCAGGGTGCCACCGCCCGCACTGTACCCTGTACCGCTAACCTCATTTGTCGCGGTGTAAGCCGTAGTTGCCGCAGTAAAGCTGGCGTTGTTGTCATACATTGCCAGCTTGAAGGTGCTACCGCCCGACAGCTTAAAGTTGTGTACACCCTCCATTAGCTCCTGCTTAAAGGAGGTGCACATGTAGTTTCCGGTAAATGCCATTTAAAGCCTCCTGATCGCTTCGGCTAGGTCTTTTTGCCCTGCATCAACCAGAGCGTTATAAATAGTGGTGCGATCACTGTTGATCGCCTCTTTTATGTAATAAAGCAAAACAGCGCGGATGCTCTTGCGATAAGACAAAGCCTGATCCCGCAAAGCCTGAGGGGCGGACTCCGACACGCTAATAATCTTATCGAGACACCTTTCCGCAACTTCCTCCGGGGTAAAGCCTCTATTGCTGGTGGTTTGCACACTAACAGTGCCTACGCTCAACTCCAGCATTAGCTTCTAGGCTTCCTCACTGCGCCGCTACGGTAGCTGTCCGTAGTGCTATAACCCTCACCCAGCTCCTCCAGCCTTAATATGGCGTCTTCGTAGCGCTGAGCATATAACTGCATTAGGTCGGCATCCCCTTTGAGGTAGGTATACGCCTCAACAAGACAGCCATAAAGTAAAGTAGATTCGGCGTTGTCGCCGAGCCAGCTCGTTCCAGAGGCCGAGACCGTGATTGACTCCGGCTTGTGGAAGTAATGAAGCTCTACCGCGTAATTGCTGTCCGGGGTCGGCCCGATCAAAAAGTAAGTGTCGCTGAAAATTGCGTAGCACTTTGGAGTGCCCGTAGTAGAAGATGACGGGTATGCCTGACGAACGAAGTTGACATCTTTAAAGAGCAGGTAATCGTACCCAGAGTTGTCTATTGCAAGCGAGTACGGCGTCAAGAAATCTGACGGCATTGCGAGATACTGGTTTCCGGAGGTCATATTCGCCGTGACATTCTGCCTGAAGTCTGGCAACTGACATCGCTTCAGTATCCTGTCTTCAGCCTGCGTGATGATCGTTGGCAGGTTGTTGACAAAACTGGTTTCCGTTGACTCAACATAATCCTGAATTGCCTGCTTCAGCGTGGTATAGGTAAAAGCCATCAGGATATCTCCACCGTGACGCGGCCTACTTGTCCGGCCATATCAAGGCCGACAGTCCGACTGCCAAGAGCAGTGTTGCCGCCACCAACCGGATCAAAAGCAGACAAGGATCGGCTTTCATCAAGGCTACTGTCTGGCCTTGGGAACCTAAGCGCCTGAGGATCGCTTGCATTAACATCTCCTAGCTTGAGCTGAGGCTGATCTTGATCAACCACGTCCCGACCAACCAGTAGGCCATTCCAGCGCCCATCTTCAATTTGCCTGACAAGGTCTCTGATCGGGTAGCGGAAACCCGTCCTGTCGCAAAACCCGAATGCGTGCTTCCCCTTGGCATAACTGCTCATAGGTCGTTATAGCCTCCGGGTGCCACATACAAAGACGCCTTTTCTCTTGCCGCGTCTGCCGCCAAGCTCCATTGCTCTTCATAAACCTGCTTCAAGGTTGGAGCTAGTTGTAGCGCCTCCGGCCTTTTGCTGGCAATTTGATATGCCAGCCCCGCAACCAGACAGGGAAGGAAACGAGCCGGCACATCCATGTTGTTAGAAGCAGGGCTTCCGCTATCCTCAATGCGCTCCATGTAGTAGTACGCAAAGGTGTAGCTGGTTGTGGCGTCCGGCACTGGCCAGAAGTGCACAGTAATACCCGTTGGCTTGCGCTCAACATAGTATTGCAAAGGGCGCCCTTGCGTTAATTTATTTGTCTGGTGTGCGTACTGGCTGACAGAGATTCTCTGCATGGTCAAGTCAGACTGCTTGGAGCTATCGCCTGCGTCCGTGCGAAGCAGTCCCTCGATAATGTCTAACTTGTCAGCACTAAGGTTGTATGATCCTGTCCCTGCAACAAGAGCCACCGTAGTGTCCCGTACCGTCCAGAGATTAAGGCCCCGGTTTTGCCACTCAAGCATGAGCAGATCAAGACTGCGGCGAGCAGTTTTGTAGTCATAGCCGCTTCGTAGCTCAAGGCCCGCACGCTCATACGCCTCTTCAATAATATCTGACAGGTCAAGAGTAAAGCCGGTCGTTCCGCTCGTAGCCATTTATACAACCCGCCCTCTGGTTCTTCCGCGAACAGCTATACCGTTCCTACACTTTGGTTTTGGTACGGTACCGCCATGTCTCTTGCTAAGTCCGGCCTCAGACAAGGCAATGGCAATAGCCTGCTTCTTGTCGGTCACTTTCTTTTTTAAGCCGCCAGACTTTAGCTTGCCAGCTTCAAACTCACGCATGACCTTGCTGACCTTGTCCTGCTTCTTTCTGGATCTCGGTGCGTTTTGGGTTTGCTTTGATGCCTGCGCCCTGCTAATCGCCATGTCAGCTACCTTTCTTCCATTTCTTGGATTGAGACTTGGTCTTGCTGGGCGACCATTTAACCTTGTCCGCCCAGTAGGCCGCAGACATCTTTCCCTTTTTTATGTTCTTGGCATGACGCGACTTAAACGCCTTGCGTTGACCAACCGTCTGATTGGTCTTGACGCCCTGCTGGCCAAAGCGAATCACCTTTTCCTTGCCGCCTTCACACGCCTTTACGATGTGCGACTTTTTCGGATGATTTGGCGTCCGCTTTGGCTTATTGCAGGACATCGCTTTTTTATCGACTCGACCGCCCTTACTGTAATACTGTCGCATTACTTCCTATGCCTCGCCGTCTTTTTGGCAACCTTCTTGGGTTGCTGAGAGTGCTGTTTGCCTTTCTTAGTATCTGCACGCTTCTTCCGGGTAGTGGCGGCATACTCGCTAGAAGACAAAGACTTAATGGCTTTTTCAGGCAAATACCTTTCGCCCGTCGCTTTCGAGCCTTGGGTGCTCGGCTTGCCGGACTTTGTGCGCCACTTCTGCTTTGTCCACTTTTTGAGTGACTTTTGCGGTTTTTTGAGCGCCATTAGTCCTTGTAGCCTCCGCCAGCCTCTTTGTACTGCTTTGCGAGCATTTGGGCCTTTCTTGCTGACCACTGCCCCGGCTTACCGCCTTTTCCCCCAGCTTTGATTTTGTTAAATAGCCGCTTCCGTAAAGAGGGCTTAGTGTAGTTTCCAGCTTCATTTACCCTCGACTTTGTTTTACCGCCCTTCTTGTAATACAGCCGCATTAGCCGTAGTTCTTTTTTACTTGCAGGACGATTGTATAAGAGTCGCCATTAGCGTGACCTACGGTCGTAAACTTAATGTCACCCGTCTTACCGGCTCCAGCATTGTTGCGGATGCCCGTAAAAGAGGAAAAGTCCAGTGAGTCTGAGTAGTCAGCAGGAAGCTCCCAAGCTAAAACGTCTGCCGTCGCGTCAAACAAAATCTCAACACCCATGCCAATGGTTGAATACCAAACGCGCTCAATGTTCACGCTGGTACATGCGCCATTATCAACAGGGTTATTGGAGAGAGCGGACACGTCGATCTTGGTCACAGCAGATTCGCCTGTGCCGTCGCTGACGTTGGTGAACGCAAAGATTGCGGTGCGGGGGCCGTCTTCTATTGTCTGACTGGTAACTGTGTCAGCCATTTTGTCCTCCAAAAAGGGGGCTTACGCCCCCGAGCTGATTAAGAAAGGTTTCTGTTTTGGAGGTACAGAACGGTAACCGTTGCGGCGCCAGCCGTAGCGGCAGTGCCTGTCTGGTTGTAGGTAACGGTTACGTCAACATCCGTCGTACCAATGTCAACCAAGTTACCAAGCTGGCTCACGTCAGATGTGGCAAGCAATCTTGCCGCAGAGCTAACATCTAGCGCGTCAGCGTACTTGTCAGCAGTAGTGCCGTCACCAATGTCAAACGTGTTAGTGGTGGCCGCGTCAAAAGCGGTAGTGACATCCACGCTGACCTGCCAAAGCTGGCTGTTCGCAGGAACAGTGGCAACAACCGTCTCGGTGCCATCGTCGCCAAAAACGACGTTGGTGCTCTGCGCCATAAGCACAAAGCCGACGTTAGCCTTGTCTGTGCCGACAGTGGTGCCGGTGGTGTCTTTGATGGTTCCGGCCTTAATAGGCCCAGAAAAAGTAGTAGTACCCATGTGAGTCTCCTGTCTGGGTGGGTCTAATGTTCCATGTGGAACAATTAGTCAGGAAAGAAAAGGGGGCCGAAGCCCCCGTGCTATTAGGAAGTTCCGGGCGAGCCGTAGATTCCCAGAGGGTCGGATACGCCGAAGCTGTATCGCTCGCGAGCCTTGTATCGGACGTTGCCGGTATCAAAGTCGCCGTCCATTGAAGTTTCCAGCGCGGTACGCTGGAAGTGCTTCATGCCGTTCGGTACATCGGTGATGATGAAGAAGGCGTTGGTATCAGTCAGGAAGTGGTTGACTGAGTAACCTTCCGGAATCGAGCCGTTGTTGCGAAGGGCGTTGATGTCGTTGTCAGCCGTGCCAACTCGACCTTCAGTCTCAAGCAAGCGAGTTGCTACAAACTGAAGCGCGGGCGGAACGATCAGACGACGAGGACGTGCCGCGATCAGCAGGCCACGCTCATCGGTGAATGCGGCGATGTTAATCACTGCATCCTCCAGAGAGGTCTCATTCAAGTCAGCCGCAACGGTGGGACGGTTAGCATTGGTGCCACCGTTTACCAGCGGGTGAGATGTGCTGAACAGCGTTACGCCGTCACCAGAGTTGTAAGACGTAAAGCCGTCGTTAAGCGGGTTGGCCGCTTTAACCTGCTTGGTGTGTGCCATAGCCCGAGCCAACGCCTTGGTGTAACGAGCAGACAAAGAGTCATACAGGTTATCTTCCATAGCTTCTTCAGTAATAGAGAAGCCAAGAGCGATGGTTTCGTGGTTATAGCGAGCAGTAAAGGACTCCTGTGCAGAGTCGTAGCTGATGGCCGCGCCTTCAGCTTTGACCGGTGCCGCACCGAATCCAGACAACTTCACTTCTTCTTCAAACGAACGCTCAGATGATTCAGTTTCGTAAATCATCGTGTGCTCATCATCGTACCGCTCATACTCCAAACCAAACAAAGCGTTCAGTCCGGGGAGCAGTTCTTTCAGCATTTGTGCGCGTGAAATAGCCATTTCTCAGACCTCCTTAAACGCCAAGTGCCGTTTCGTAAGCATGGCTAAGCGGCAAATAGGTCACGACGCAGTCGGTGAAGGAATCACCTACCGCACTCTCGGGACCGTCCACAAAGTCGATGATACGAAGCGGGAACGTGTTGGTTGTTGCGATTGAGCTGGCGTCCAAAGCATTCTTGCTTCGTCCGATAGCGGTTGATCCAGCAGTGCTGATTGCTTGGACGTTGTTACCCAGACCAGTCTGAGCAATAGAGCCGTCACCCTGCATTTGGAACAGGAGCTTGGGATCGTCAACGACATAGGCAACCGCGTCAGAGGCTACCGTAGAGGCAGGCCACTGTTGGCTGAACGTCTTCTGGTTGGTGTTTGGATCGGTGTAAGCACAGCCGACAAAAATGCCAACCGTACCCGCAACAGCCGCAGTCGTAACCGCCGCCTTTTCTACCGTTCCAGACGAAACCAGCTTTACAAAATCACCATAAAAGATGCCCGTAGCATAGCCTGAGGCAATCTTAATATGGCGTACTTTTCCGGTGAACGAACCAGAAGCACTAAGCGTGCCTACAGGTTCGGCCCCCATTGGAGTAGCTGAAGTAGCCATTACTTTCTCCTTAAAGGATAGCTAACGAAGCCGCTCCCAAGAGAGTCAGCTTCGACCAAAGGTTGTCCGAGTGGACCGCTCTGGGTTCAGAACGGGCATTCGGGGGTCGTTTTGCTTGAGGAAGTTGTTGTCAACAGATTCCATCTGGCTTGCGGCCATTCTCTGGAAGTGCTCTTCGCGGCCCTTCATCTTGTCGGCTGGTGCCTTGCAAAGAAGCAGGCCGCCGATTTCGATGTTGCCCGTGAATCGCGAGTCAATATCAGACATGACCTCTAGTTCAGGATGGTCTTCTGCCTTAACAGGAACCCAGCCCTCTCTAAACTTCTGAGAAACATTCGTGTTGTCTGCGTGCCCTAATGTGCTAGTGCGTACCCACCGGAATACCCATCCGTCTTGCGGAGCTGGGTTTGGTAGTACAGAGGCTGGCAACCACGAATCAGACGGTCGTTGTTCAACTTCTCGGGCCTCGTTTGCCCGCTGTGTGCGCTCTTCAGCCATGATCAGTTCTCCTTGAACAGTTGATTGGCATATTGTTCGACGGTTAAACCAAGGCGCTTTGCGAGAGCGACTTGGGTGCGGCTCAACCTCACTTTGCGTGGTTTGGCGCCATTATTCCTTTCGGACGGAGCCACCACCACGGAGGGGCTTCGGGAGGTCGAGGAGACAGATGTACCTGTCGAGCCACCGCTTTCCTCACCGAAGTATTCTGGGAAACGAGCATGGACACGCTTGTCCAGCTCGTCATAATAATCATCTGATTCCGGATCAACGCCTTCTTGCTGTATCAGGGTCTGATGCACCCCATAAGCGTAAGCCGTCATATCCAAGTGATCTTCAGATTGAAACCATTTGTTGTTTTCGGCCCAGCTCATTGCTTTTTCGCTGGGCTTGACCTGCGGAGCTTGCTTAGCCGCTTCTGCCTGCTGTGCGGCATATCTTCTAGCCAGCTCTTCCTGCTCTGCGCGGTATCGCTGTTGCTGTTCATGTTCTGGGCGTGGCGCACGGGCGCGCTGATACTCATTGGTGCGCCGCCCAATGTTATCGACCTCCATTTGTGCGGCGTTGAGGTCTTTTTGCGCTTGAATTTGTGCGTCAGTGTTGCCTTCTTCTACAGCCTGCCGGAGTCGAGCCTCTGCACTTGCTAGTTGCATGTCCGCCCGTTGCTTGGACTGGTTAAGCAGGACTCCTTCGCCCTGACTTAAGATCCTCTGCAAATTCTGATTTTGTTCAGCATACTGCTTGGCGACACGAATCGCTTCTTCTCGCATACGCTCAGCATCTTCTCTGCGGCGGCGCTCTTCATGCTGTTCGTAGCGCAGTTTATTGATACGCTTTTTGACTTTCTCGCCATATCCGGCAAGCTCGTCATCGTCGTCATCACTGGATGCGCTTTTCGACTTTGGTGTAGGCCGCTGGTCTTCGGGCGGCCTGTCATCTACGACCTCAAGGTCTACCGCGCTGGGCTTTTCGCCTTTGACAAATGTAGCCTTGACGCCAAAAAATTTATCCTCAGAGGACATTTTTTCCTCTGGCGCTGTTTCCATATGCTCTTCGCTCATGCCTTTTCAACCCCTCTTGGATCTTCAACAACAGCCTCAACGCTGTCATCGTTAATTAAACGAAACTCCTTACCATGAATCTTAAATCTGGTGCCGCTATACGAACGCATGAGAACCCAGTCGCCCTCTGAACAGTAGGGACCATTGGGAAATCTTTTTTCGTCCTGATAAGCATCCGGCCCCATCTTCAAAACAAAGCCGCAAATAGAGCCGATCTCCTCGACCTCCATCGTCTGCTTTGCTTTAATGATTCCGCCCTCCGTTTTTTCGTCAGGCTCTGGCAATGCGATAAGTAGTTTGTATCCCTTGGGGTCAGGGAGCTGGCTTGCCTTTTGTGGCTCTTCCATAAGTCATCATTTCCACGCACCGAAAATTGGCGTTCGGAGTCGCCTAGCACCGCGTCATGCGGTGAATTTATTCTCGATCCATCCTTTCGTTTAGATCGAGTAGCTCGCGCTCTGCATAGGCCAATCCCTCTATAATGCCCACGCATCTGGAGTAATCATTCATGTCTTTGCACCCGCCTGTGGCGATGTGGTCAGTAATCTCGTTCATGTGATTTCGATACTGGCTCTGCAAAGCGGACAGCAAATTGTTACTCGCCCGTTTAGTCGTCATCCAACAAGCCCCTTACAACGTCAAATCCTGCTCTGAAGCCCGCAATCTCTTCCCTAGAGCGACTCTGTTCTTTTTCGACCGACATTTTGGACGCCAGCTTTGCGGCCTCTATACGCTCCTGCTGTTCCAGTTTGCGCGCCTCAATCACAGACCTATCTCTTGACTTCTCCAAGTCTGCGTTGATTTTGGCCATTTCCGCTTGAGCCTTCGCCATGTCAACCTGAACCTTCGCGGCGGCTTGTTGCTCTTTAATCTGCATGTCTTTTTGTGCAATTTGAGCCTTAACCATAGCCTCCTGCTCTTTGATCTGAAGCTCTTTTTGTTGCATCTGAACCACAGGATCTTGCTGTTGCTTGGCATTCTGCTCTGCCTGAGCCTGTTGCTGTGCCTTGCCGGTAAGTTGCGCGGCGGCAGGAGCAACAAGTTGCGAAATACGGTATTCAATATCTTCTGGCAGAGGTTCATCCGGCGGAGGCAACTGCACGCCCAGCTCTCTTTCAATTTTCTGTCGATAAGCAAAAGCAACATGCTCTGCAATATGCGATGACATTGCCGCCTGTGCCGCCTTCGCCGTTGGGCTTTTCGACATCAACTCCATGATTTGCGGGTTCTCAGTCAGCGCCATATGAACCTGTATGTGCGCCTCATGATCTTGGTAAAGGAACGCCTTGACAGGCTCCCCGTTAAGAATGTTCATGTTTTCGCTAACTGGGTCAGTCGGCTTGATATCATCCTCAAGCGGCACAATCTTGTCTGCGTCCTGAATGCCCAGCACGTCCAACATCTGTCTATGCAACAACGGCAGGTCGTACATCTGCGGCGCCTGAGAGGCGAGTTGCAGTGCCGCCTGATACTGCATAATCCTTTGCGCCATTGTGCCGGCGTTAGGGTCGCTGACTGGGACAATATCCACGCGGTCATCGAAGTCAGCCTTGACAACGGGGGCCTCGTCTGGCTCGTAAGGATAAACCTCGGGGCCGTAATCACGGACCAGCTCGGCCAGTATCTTCAGCTCCCTTGACACAGCCGCATGGACTCGACTCTGGACTGCGCTCAGCACCTTCATTTCGCGCTCAAGCACAGCCAGCGTAGTGCCCACGGGGGCCTCACCGTTGATGTCAGAAGCCTTTACGTCAGCGGCAGAAGCAAACCGGCGACCTTCCTGCACGATGTCGCCAAGTAGCTGATAAAGAACACCGCTCGGCTCTTTGTAGGGCAGAAACGCGATATTGTCCCTAATTGCACCGCCGGGCACGTCAACATCCCTGAACTCTCCGGGCATAATCGGAGTGTCATCGCCCTTGATCCTGAGGCCGCGAGACTTGAGGCCACCCGGAAGATTAGAAAGAGTGCCCGCGTCCACCAACTGCCTAAGTATTGCAGTCGCAGACTTGGACAAGCCGCCAATCATATGGACAAGACCGAACCCGTAAAATCCGAGCCCCGGCAAGTACTGGTAGTGAACGTAGTGCTCCCGTTGCATTTTCAGCGGGTCGTCTTCGTACCAGTTGCGCCGGATTGACAATATCGTTCTTGATGACTTGTCAATAGTAACGATGTACGGCAGGGCGATCCCCGTAGGCACGCCTTTGTCCGTGTCTTCAAATCCAATCAGGTCAATGTTGACCTGCATTTCCAGCAAGGTGTGCCGGTGATCATACTCGTAATTGTCTGAGTCCCCGGTCAGCCTGTCATACTTTTGCTGTATTTCTGATATGTCAGGAGAGGGGGGCGGCAGGTCAACGTCGGCATAAAAACCTGCCACCTGCAACTTACGAATCTCGTTCGCGCTCCGCTTCATCACATGAGTGGCGCGTTCGCAGGTTGACAGGTCAGAGGCCCCATAACTCACAACAAAGTCTTCTGCCGGCACAAACATCGCGCACGGACGCCCCATGTTCGGGTCGTAGTAGACTTTGCGGAAAGCTGATCCAGCGATGGGCAACGAGAACAGTAGCTTTTCTGTCTCAGTGCGATACTCAGTCATGCGCTGGGTAATCAAATAGTTCAGGTAATTCTGAACCCTATGGGCCTGTTCGGTTTTTTCGTCGTTGATTTTTCCGACAATGGTCGTCTTAACCGGTCCACTTGCAGGGTATATTTCCTGTATTGTTTGTGCCTGAAAGCGGATTACTGCCTCAGACAGCATGGGATGGAATACGCCACAGGCGCCCTCCCACGGGGTTGATCTGTCTTCAAATTTAAGCCCAAGCAGGTCTAGCCCGCGAATATAGGAATCTTCCCAGTCCGCGCGGCTATTCCGGTCTGCCTCAAAAGAGGCAACCAGCTCGCCAGCAAGGAGCTGAAGATCTTGATCCGACAAGAATTCAACCAGATTGGAGTCATGCTTGGCGCCTAAAAGCTCGCCCGCGTCCGGGTCTAAGTCTATTAGCACGCCACCTTCTTCATCATAAATACCCACAGATTCGGGGTCTTCTATGACGATCTCCAGCGCAGACGCTTCCGGCTCCTCAGCCAAGGGCATCATTGCCCGATCAATAGCCATCTTTAGCGCCGAGGGCCTCTTTTGCGTCTTGGGTTTTGTCCGCTTGAGTCAAGACTCTGGCCAAGTGTTGATGGCGGTCTTCTTCCGCTTGAGTCAAGGCTCTGGCCAAGCGTTGATGGCGGTCTTTTGGACATAGCCGCTCTCCCGCTTGAGTCAATGCTGGAGCCGATTAATGATTGCGTTCTTCCGCTTGAGTCAAGACTGCGACCGAGCAAGGCTTTGCCGCCCTTGGCGTAGCCCTTTGTTTTTCCGCCCTTAAAATAGCCTTTGGTCTTGGGAACCATGCCACCGCCCATCATCTTGCCTTCGATGTCAGCCGCAAAAAAAGGCTTTTCCGTGCCCGAGGTCATTTTACCGCCCCCCTGATAGCCCTTTGCTTTCATCTTGCCACCACCGGCGTACATCTTAGAGGTTTTCTTCATCATGACCGTTACCTGCGTATAAGTTGTCGAATACTCTGTTTACGTCCAGCGTGTAATCCAAATCCGATTTGGAGTAATGGATATGCTGTGACGGCCTAAAATCTGGCGCCCCTTCTCCAGCAGAGAACCATGCCGGATGCGTCACCCGGACTCGGTTGTTTGGTAGCGCTACAATGTTTCCTGTCCACGGGCCTGCATCTAACAACTCCATCACATGGCTCTGCTTGTGCTGTGCAGGATCGTCCGCAATTTCGCTGTCGGTGTAGTCCACCGTGAACATGTACTTGGCGGGATAAAACTCGCCATCAATCTTTGCCAGCCAAGGGCACGGTGTCGCCCG